TGGGCCAAGCAGACGCAGCCGGATCAGGTCATGCCTGATTGGTACGAGTGGAGAGCCAAGAACTGGGGTACGAAGTGGGATGTCTGTGATGCGGAGATCGACGAGGATGGTCTTGAGTATTCAGATGACCAAAAGGAGGCGTGGTTCTCGTTCAGATGTTGGACTGCATGGGGTCCACCTGTTCCTGTGTGGGATAGGTTGCATGCGTTGGGCATCGAGGTCCAAGCGGACTATGAGGATGAGGGCATGGGTTTCGCGGGTGAGTACGCTCACGGCGTGGACAAGAGTTGGGAACCAGAAGAGGAGGAAGCGTAATGGGACTAGATATGTATTTAACTGGGGACAAGTTTGTTCCTGATTATCAGGACAAATTACCGAGGGCCAAGGTCGATAGTTATCCTGTCGAGAGCCAGCGATTGAAGCTGGGATACTGGCGTAAGCATTGGGCTCTACATAATTACATCGAGGCTAACTACAATAATGGTGAGTCCCTTGGCAAAGTTGAGTTGGGGCCAATAGCTTTGCGTGAGATTGCGGATGCGGTGGAGCAAGGTAAAATGCCAGACGCAGATTACCGAGATGAGATCGATGCATACCACAAGGAGCCGGACCAAGTTGCGGCAACCGTGAAGACACTACGGGATGCAGCGGATTGGTTGGACAAGGAAGACAACACTTGGAAAACCGTCGAATACTACGGGAGTTGGTGATGGGACGTATGAAAGAAGAACTCATGCGGATGAAAGAGACAGCGTACATGGACCAGTGTCCCGAGTGCCATGGAGATGGGACCGTGTTGGTTGATGTACCGATGCCTCACAATTTCAACCGTGACATTGGGTACATCGATACCAAGACCGTGACTTGTGAAACGTGCAACGGCGCCAAAGAAGTTGAGCGTCTGTGTTACGAGTGCAGTGAGTGGGTAACTATAAACGTTTCCGAGGATGCTATACTCTGTGATAACTGTATTGATATCAGGGACAATGGAATGGAGGTGGGCTGATGGCTCTTAAGAAATATGAAGTAACAGTCGAGGGCGTGGTCTCTCGTATCCAGGTTGTTGAGGCGGAGAACGTTGTCGAAGCAAGCGAGAAAGCGCGCAAAGCATTCTCCAAAAGTACGGGCGCAGAGTATCATGGCGTTGCGGCGGTGGATATTTACAAACAACCATCGGAACTTGAGTTGGATTTAATGAGACGGGAAGGATTGTAGCAATGATCGATGATCGTGTGGATGTGTACTACATGCTGGACCGGTTGGATGAAGTGATCACGGGCCACAACGACAAGATGATGACATCTCTTGTCGATTTGCGAGATGAGTTGGTTTATAATTTAGGTGTCAATCAAAGAATTAAACATGGTATTAAGGAGGATACAAAAAATGTATAAGAGTTTGTTAATAGGTTTAGTATGTGCATCGACCTCGGTCCATGCAGAAACATACAAGGTCAACGCCCATGTGGTGGATGTTCGACCAGTGTACAGACAGGTCACATACTCTGACCCAGTTAGTACATGTCACAATGTATCTGTTCCTATGTACGGGAGCAGCGGACCATCCAATCCAATCGATACTTTATTTGGTGCGGTGCTTGGCGGTGCGATTGGCAACCAGTTTGGTAGCGGTGACGGACGAGATGCCATGACTGTATTAGGTGCGATCTTCGGAGCGGATGTTGCACAGAACAGCAATCAACAGGTGGTTGGATATCAAAATCAAAGGCAATGTGGCACCAACTACGTTCGCAGGGTTGAGCGTGTCATTGACGGGTACGACACAACGTATTCATGGAATGGTTTGACGGGCGTGGCTCGAACCAAGAAGAAATATAAGCGTGGCACTCATATGCCAGTAAGGATTTCATTCAACTAAGGAGGTTTAATATGACTAATAAATTACTCAACCCTGCCCAACAATCTGAGCTTACGTTTCTTCGCAACCAAGTTGATGGAAGAATGAATGCCTCATTGACACGCTACCCTCACAGCAACACGGCTCAAGATTTAGATCGAGCCCGACGTGAACTCCAAACATTTGTGGAGACGTTGCGCCGTGATGGATACGATATCTGATCAAGCCTACCAGCTTCGTGTCATCGCATTAGGCATGAGACGAGGCGCTCCACCCGAGCAAGCTGGCGCCGAGATACTAGAGTCGGTGGCGGATTACGTCGATTGGTTACACAAAGAATTATGGATGGAAAATGAAAGACTTCAAGACGAGCTTACAAAACATGGAATCCTTGGCAAAGAAGGAGAACAAACAGATGATGAAAATTTGCCGGCCGACTTCGGCGGTACTCTCTCCAGAAAGGATCATGACCGAGGAGATGCAGAAGTTTTATCTCTTGGTGCTAATGAAAGAGCGGCCCCTTTGGACAGTGCCCATGCTTCAACGCAAACTAAGAGTGAAGCAGTGTATGATACTAACCTGGCTAACCGAATTAAAAAAACAACGTAAAGTAAAGAAGGAGAATGGCGAATGGAAATTGCAAGAGAAAGAAACATGAAAGAGTTTGACACTACAAAGATGCCGGCGGTGGTCGAGACGAACACCTTCTCTGGCAGTGCATTTGCGGTGAACTCTCAGGGAGAACAGATCTTTATCAACTCTCGGATCATGGAACGCATGGAACTAAAGACGGGGGATCAAGTTACAGCCTATGTGCTGCCTAACTACTCGGACAAGCGGGACATCATACCTTGGCGCGCTATGCGGGTGGACACAGCCCACAGTGACATTGCAGAACCACGGGATGAGTTGTCTGAAACAGACAGAGAGATCATGCGTATACTGTGGGACAAGGAAGAGATCGGCAGACTGTGGACTGTCAAGGAGATAGCCGAGAAAGTAAATGCCGAGGCTGTCACAACTTTAGATACTGCATCTTCATTCGATTGCCATCGATCGTGTATCAGGTTGCATGAGAGAGGGTTCGTTTGCCGAGTTGATTTTAGTAGCGATCCTAAACCAATCCGGTCCACGATCCTATGGGCGGCGGACATCAAGGACTTTGAGGACTGACTTGCGCTTTGGTTATATATCTTGTAGAAGTAATCAACACGCTACCTACAAGGAGACCATCATGGCGAAGAGTAAAGTAAAAGGGGGGATAGAACTGATCCAGGTTAAGGGATCGGAGCCCCCGAAGTTTAGAAATGTGGCTGTATTAATCGAGGACCATGCTAAGTTGCACACTCTGGCAACGGACGAGCAACGCTCGATGGCACGACAGCTATCTGTCTTGATACGAAAAGCCTATGCAGAAATGGAAACACCTAATGGATAAATATAAGTACACTGGATTCTACATACTTTCTGTAGTTCTAGTAAACATAGGGTTTGTTTACATCCCAATGATCTCTTTGTTCGGAGAAATGTTTCCTCCTATGACTCTTGTAGTCGGAGCTATATTTATTTTAAGGGACTACGCACAAAGAGAAATCGGTCATAAAATTTTAGGCGCGATGTTGATTGGTGCTGTCCTAAGTTATTTTATGGCAGATCCTTACATTGCTGTGGCAAGTTTGGTTGCGTTTATAATATCAGAGGTTGTTGATTGGTCTGTATATACCTTCACTAAAAAACCTTTAGCTCAACGCATCTTAATATCCTCGGCAATAAGCACTCCGATAGATAGCTTGATATTTCTACAAATGATTGGAAGTTTTACAACCACCGGTTTTTTAGTGATGACTATAGCTAAAATGTTAGCTGCATTATTAGTATGGTGGAAGGTTAAAGAGTATTAATGATTCACTATCATGGGACTCCTATAACTCCTATCGCAGAATTGCTGACCCTAGCGGGTCGGCATTTTTGTGTGAGCCATATGAGACCAGACGACGTTAAAAGATGCCATTCAATTGGTCAGTCTGTTATGTTAGACAATGGAGCGTTCAGTAAATGGAAACGAGGCGCTCAAACAAACTGGGAAAAATACTATGTGTGGTCGGATGAATGGTTAGATTATCCAACAACGTGGGCTGTCATACCAGATGTCATAGATGCTGGAACTCAAGAACAAGATGCGTTGATAAGAGAATGGCCCCATGGAAACAAAGGGGCTCCTGTCTGGCACATGGATGAACCAATCCACAGGCTGTTATCTTTATGTGAGACATGGGATCGAGTGTGTGTGGGGTCAACCGCTGAGTATGCTCGAGTGTTGTCTAGTCCTTGGTGCTTTAGAATGGATGAGGCTTTCAATCAAATCTCTTGCACGTTTAAAAGAATCCCCAACCTGCATATGTTAAGGGGAATGCAATTGTCAGGCAAGCATTGGCCCTTCTCTAGTGTTGACAGTACAGATGTAGCTCAGAACCATCATTTAAAACACAACACTGCCTTGGCTATGGCAACCCGTTGGGACTCAGCCCAATGCCCAGCTCGTTGGGAGTCTAGGGCAGAACAATTAATAATGCTTTGAACAAGTAAAAACATCTGGTATACAAAGACAAGACACTCCCTGACTCTGCTCTACCTGGCCCCCTATTAGGGGGTCTTTTTTTCTTGCTTTTACAAATAATCTTAGTAGTATTTATGTGCGAGGTGGGGATCTCGCGGCCTCTTACTTGAGGGTTTTATTTTGAATTGGACACAAGACGGGGCAGGTTATCTTGCCCCGTCTTACTTTTGATTACAACTCTTCAAAGAACTCTGGTGTTAGTTCTTCTCTGTTAACTGCCGGTGTCATCAAACTAATTTGCCTGCGTGTCCGGAAGAAACCTGTGTGTTCTGGAAACTCTTCCATAAACATACGAGCATAGAACGCTGAGTAATTATTGTTGATCTTAAACCCAGTGTCTCTATTGTAGTTGATGTCCTTTTCCCAGCGCACCCTCATCAGCACACCATCGATCGAGTAGTTTTCATATCCACGTTTAATTAAATCAAACGTGAACTGGGTCAACCAACCATAGACCTCCGGATGTTCATTGTGAAACTCGGAGAACTTTGCTTTCATTTGATCGTGTCGAGATTCGAAGTTATCGTTTAGGTTCATTTGACTTTCCAATCTTACCTTTGCGTAATCTTTCGGGCTCTTTGCTGTAGCCTCTAATCTGAGTTACGTTATTGCGTTTCATGGACTTGAGTATCATTGCTGATATGTCTTCATCCAATCCGGTCTGTTGAGATAGAATCTTAGAACCAGTGTCCAAGTTTCTCAGTCCACGTTTGTAATCTACCATGGTTTCTATTGCGGCATCGTGTTCTACTTTGCCGGCTTTAGTGTCAGCCATTCTCTTGCTTCCTCTCCTAAAACTTTTGCACCGATATCAATCTTAGATCGAAGGGACTTAACAATACGTTCATCAAGTGTACCCTCGCTGATCAGATCGACATAAGTGACAGGATTTTTTTGACCGATTCGGTGCGCCCTGTCTTCACTTTGGATACGAGTCTCCAAGTTAAAGTCATTGGCATAGTATACCACAAGGTTAGCCTCGGTCAAAGTCAGGCCGTACCCTGCGGTAGCTGGATTACCCACAAAGAATTTGAGTGGGTGATTAGGATCTTGGAAGTTAGTAACGATTGCTTGCCGTTCATCACCTTTGGTGTCCCCGAAGTAAGAAGCCGCGGACCCAGATCCGAGAGTTCTGTTGAGTGTAGCGGTGATCTCTTTGATGTCATGCCGGAACCGTGACCATATGATCGCCTTGCCATCATGCTCTTCCAAAATTTCTAGCAGTGCATCCATTCTCCGAGTTGGAAACGTCATCATCGTTCCATCGTCAGACATCAGATGCCCTGACATAATCTGTTGCAGTCTTAGAAGCTGGGTAATTACGGCCGGCGCCGTGACCAACTCTCCATTATCGAGCATCAACAGTGCTTGTCGCTGGATGTCATCGTACATCTTTGCTTGTTCTGTTGTCAGCGTAACGTGTCGAACTGTGTATGTTTTGTCTGGCAGATCCAAACAATCCTTCTTCAGTACTCGATAACTAAACTGATCTATCTTCTCGGTTAATTCATCGAGGTTCTTGTAACCCAGCACTTGTTGAAAGGCATGGGCTCCCATGGTTCTGCGTTGCAGCACAGCATACCTACCTTGGAATGCGTAGAACGAATCATATCCTAGTAACCCAGGTCCGAGGAACTCTGCTTGTGCATATATATCCATGGGTGATTTGGTTATTGGTGATCCGGTCAACAATCTTTTGTACTTAAACCCTTCAGCAATTTTAATCAGGGCCTTTGTGCGCTTGGCTTTACTATTTTTAATTGTAGTGGACTCATCGATCGCAATCATACCGTGTTGACCTAGGTGTTTCGCCAACCACTTGCCTGCTGCTTGTCCCTTGGTTGTGGAAAACGCCTCAACATTCATGACAAAGATAGTCAGACCGGAGAAAGGTTCCTTGACTGACTGGACTTCAGCCTGTTGTTTTTTATTTCCAACAGACACCCATCGAATCACACGGTGCGGCACGTCATCCGACATGTGTTGAGGGATTTCTTTGGCTATCCAGTTCCTATACACACCCTTTGGTGCGATGATCAGGGCGAAGTTAACCTCCCCCTTTGTAAACAACTGACCGAGGTTATCGATCAGCACTTTAGATTTACCAGTTCCCATCTCCATAAAGAAGCCGAAGGACAATCTATCTCCAACAGCGTCTAAGGAAGTCTTTTGATGGTCATATGGTACTGTTTTAAATTTATAGTTGACAGTCATCTGTTTCCTCCTGTATCGTAGTTCTTACACACCATTAGTTGTGTGTCAACCACAACTCTGAAGAGGGATTACTTATGACAGATATATTTGAAGACATGTTTGACGAAAGCCACGCCTTGGCGGATGTCAATGAACAAACAGGGAAGCAACTCAGCACCCTTGTAAGACAATTAAGACAAGTAGAAAGTCAGATGGAGGATGCTGAACAGCATTTGAAGTCTCTCAAAGCAGAGAAGCATAGGCTCTCTGTTGAGAACATCCCATCGTTAATGGATGAGATGGGCATGGAGCGTATTGATGTAGACGGACTGACTGTTGAGCGTAAGCTGATGGTACATGCATCTATCCCAGCGGCCAATAAAGAACAGGCGTTCGGTTGGCTACGGGAAAACAACCTCGATGACATCATTAAGAATGACATCACTTGTTCCTTTGGTAAGGGACAGGACAATCTAGCAGGCGATGTCGTTGGTATCCTGCGAGAGAAAGGTTTTGATCCTGCGACCAAGACCCACGTCCATCCAAGTACACTCAAGGCGTTCATCAAGGAACGTATCACCGCAGGAAAACCAGTAGACCTCGACATGTTCGGGGCATTCGTAGCCAACGCAGCACATATCCGGAGGAAAACATAATGGGTAACGCAGTCGCAAATAAAAAAAATGCAGAGTTAAGCACAGACTTTATGGATGATATCTTTGCAGATGGTGATGAGGGTACAACCTTTGCCGCCGATGAAATGATCATACCGTTTATTCGTTTGGCACAAGCTATGTCTCCGGAACTAAAGAAGAAGGAAGCAAAGTACATCGAGGGGTTGGATGAAGGTGATATCTTTAACAACCTTACCAATGAGGTGTATCCTGGCGACGATGGCATCAAGGTTATTCCTTGTTACGTTGTCACTAAATATACTGAGTGGCTTCCTGATCGTGGTGGGTTTGTGCAGGACTTAGATCCAAGTGACCCTGCTATCGCCCAACGCAGAAGGGAAGGTAACACTGAGATCCTTCCTAACGGAAACCATCTTCAGATTGCTGACTGTTACTTCTGCCTGTTGGTTACTGAAGATGAAGACTACATGCCTGTTGTTATTGACATGAAGGTTTCACAGATGAAAGTTTCAAAGCGATGGAAGTCTATGATCGCTATGAACAAAGCAAAGAATCCTAAGACAGGACAGATGCAGGTGTTGTCATTGTTCAGCACAATGTGGAAGGTAGTCTCTGTTCAAGATTCGAACAAGGCTGGTCAGCCTTACGCTAACTATGCCGTATCTAAAGTAGGTCCGGTAGCAAACCCAGTGCTACGGAATGAAGCTAAGAAGTTTCGTTCGAGTGTAGAGACTGGCGAGGCAAGAGCTATGACCGAGGAGACTTCTTCGGAGAACAGCGATGCCCTCAAGGAAGATGAAATACCGTTTTAATTAAAGCGGGGGGTAGTTCTTGTAGAAAAGAACTACCCCTTTTTATTTTTCCAAGGGGCAAATAATGTCAGATGCAAAAAAATTATTAGAAACGTTTGAGGGATCGAGCGCGGCTCACGGGACAACTGTTGTTGGTCGTGTTGGAAGAAACGGTAAAGCCGAGTCCGATAGCCGTGTTGTTCGTGGCGTCCTTACAGAAGAGAAGATACAGGAACACATCGAAGGTAAGATGGGGGTGGGCTCTATTCCTATTAACCAAGACAACATGTGTAAGTTCGGTGCGTTAGATATAGATACATACGACTTGGATTTAAAAGCCTTGAACAGCAAGGTACATCAGTTGAAGCTGCCGTTAATCATGTGCAGATCCAAGTCCGGTGGCGCCCATCTGTATTTGTTTACAAAGGATTGGGAGCCTGCGTCCTTGATCCGAGAATACCTAACCGAGATGTCAGTTGCGCTGGGCTACAGTGGGTGCGAGATATTTCCAAAGCAAGACAAGATCCTTGCCGATCGAGGAGATGTTGGCAACTTTATTAACATGCCTTACTTCGGGGGAGACATCACAACACGCTACGCATTGGACACCAAGGGTGAGTCGATGACCTTGGCTCAGTTCCATAAGGCTGTATCAAAAGCAAAAGTGTCCGCTTCGGACCTAGATTCTTTAACCTTTGGTGGTGAACGATCACACTTTACTGATGGTCCTTACTGCTTGGAAGTTATCTCAAGCCAAGGTGCGGTCACAGAATACCGTAACATCTTTATGTTTAACGTCGGTGTATATTGCCGGTTGAAGTGGCCGGATGATTGGAAGAAGCATCACGAAGATTACAATCGAATGCTATGCAGTCCATCGTTAGAGGCGGGAGAGATTGTAGATCTGCAAAAGTCTTTGATGAAGAAAGACTACTTCTTACAATGCGAAGTCTGCCCTCTCAAGGATCACTGTGACAAGACTATCTGCAAGTCCAGACCGTTTGGTATAGGCAGTAGCGCGCCTGATGCACCGGAAGTTGGTGGCCTGACAATCATGTTGTCGGAACCTCGCATGTATTTCATGGACGTTAACGGACAAAGGCTACAGCTTACCGTCGAACAACTACAGAACCAAACGTTGTGGCAGCGGTCATGCATGGAACAACTAAGCATGATGCCACCAAACATGAAGGCCAATGACTGGCAACAGATGGTCAACAGTTTGATGGAGAAGTCTGTGAAGATGGAGGTCCCCGAAGAACTTACGATCAGTGGTCAGTTCAAGGAACTCCTAACCACTTACTGCACCAGTCGGATCAGGGCGATAGCACCAGAAGAAGTGTCTATGGGTAAACCTTGGACCGAGGACAACCTTACTAAGTTTACAATGAGTGGCTTGATGCAGTTTCTAAAGAACAGAAGCTTCAACGACTACAACAGGGCAGAGGTTCAAGAGCAAATAAAAAATATGAACGACGGCCTCGATTATCATGGGCATCTAAATATTAGGAAGCCTGATGGTAGTCGTACATCAATACGGGTCTGGTGGGTGCCGGCCTTTGAAAATGAAACAGCACTACAAAAAGTGGAGATTGATAATGACATTCCCTTCTGATGAAAAACTAATGCGTATCGCGGAACTTAGCGAATGGCTTAGTGTACATAAGTCAACCATATACAAGTGGGTTGAGCAACGGGACTTTCCTAAACCTATTATCTTGGGTGAGAATGATGGCGCCAAGAACTCTGCCAGCCGGTGGGTTGAGCAAGAGGTACGCGAATGGTTGAAGGAACGTCCAAGAGGCAAGCACTTTGAAGACTGATCAGTTACTGTTGGGTCCCCCAGGTTGCGGCAAAACCCACACACTTATGCAGATGGTCGAAGATGCACTGGCTCAAGGTACGAGGCCCGAAGAGATAGGGTTCATGTCCTTTACCAAGAAGGCCGTAGAGGAAGCACGGGGCCGTGCGTGTGCGAGGTTTAACCTAGAGCATAAACAACTGCCTTGGTTTAGAACCCTGCACTCAGCGGCGTGGAGATCGCTTGGCTTGTCACGCAACGACCTGTTGTCCATGGAAGACTGGAGAACCTTGGGGCAAACTCTGGGCCTGTCGTTTAAGGGAGCGGACGCTGCATCTCCGGACGATGGCATCTTGATTGCCGCGGTTGGTGGTGACGGTAGCAAGTATCTTCAGATGATAGACCGTTCACGGTATCGTCAGTGTACATTAGAGCAAGAGTTTAACGATGCAGAAGATTACAACCTGCACTTCAGTAAGATGAAACAGATTCACGAAACGGTAACCAGCTACAAGTCTGACAACCAGAAGGTAGACTTTGCTGACATGATCGAGTTGGCTTTAGATATAGAGCCCCCACGTTTGCAACTGCTCTTGATAGACGAGGCCCAAGATCTCACACCCCTTCAATGGGAAATGGTACTGCATTGGAGAACGAATGCAGAGAGGGTTGTCTATTCGGGAGACGACGATCAGGCTATCCACCGGTGGACCGGTGTGGTTGTCGAGAGGTTCATGCAAGTTACAGACAACGTAGATATCTTGTCACAATCTTACCGCCTACCCAAGCTAGTCTTTGATCTGTCTCAGCAGATTGTAAAGCGTATACACACACGGTTTGAGAAAGAGTTCTATCCAACCGCCGAAGAGGGTGTTGTTCAGTACCATCAGACCATGGACAGTGTACCGATACACGAAGGCTCTTGGACAATCATGTGCCGGACCAACAGTTTTGTCAGGGAGTTTGCTGAGATCTTGAGAGAGTCAGGATACTTGTACTCTATGAAAGGCACCCCTTCTATCAAGACAGAAGTAGGTAGGGCCATTCAAACCTGGAGAGAACTGCAAACAGGGGACATGGTTTCTGTCGATCGAATTAAGAAGATGTATGAGGTTGTGCCAAAGCAGGGGGACTACAAGGTTGTTAAGCGTGGAGCCGGCAATCTGTTAGATGCAGCGGACCCAACAGGCGATCTAAACATGGATGATCTGTACAAACATTACGGGCTAGAGTGTGAAAGAACACGCGATGCCATGGATGTTGTGCGTCTGGGCAGCGATGACAAGATGTATGCACAAGCTATCGAACGTAGGGGCGAGTCAATTACTGAGCCGCCTAGAATTAAAGTATCAACCTTTCATGCAATGAAGGGTGGCGAAGATGATAAGTGCTTGGTGTTCTTAGCTTCAACCAAGGCATGCATGGAGTCAAGGTATCCGGATGATGAGCATCGAGCATTCTATGTAGGGGTCACACGCGCGCAAAAAGAACTGCATATTTTGGACACAGACAAGAAGTATAGGTATGAATTATGATAGCAAGTGTTTGTCTGGCATTGGCTTTGTATCATGAGGCACGGGGGGAATCTCTTCAAGCTCAACTTATGGTGGCTAAAGTTATAGTGAACAGGGTAGAATCAAAACGATGGCCCTCGACACTCTGTGATGTAGTCATGGAGGACCGACAGTTTTCTTTTGTTAAGAAGGGCAACGTACCTCCGACCAAGGATCAAGAGGCGTGGGACAAATCTAAGAACTTAGCGGAGGAGATACTAAAGTACCCTAGCATCCTACCTTACAGCGATGCTGATCACTACCACACTGTAAACGTTCGACCTATATGGCGGCGGAAATTGTACAGAATAGTTCGCATAGATCAACATGTTTTCTATTCGTATAAGAAACCAGAGACCGTACAAATTAGCTTACGACCAAAGATACGGCCTAACCAGAAGGAAAAAAGATGAAGAAAATAACGTTGGATGAATGGAACGCGCAGGAAGAAGCTACGCGCAAGGAATACAAAGAGATGGGTGTTACCGATCTTAATGAAGTTCGAGCAAAAAAAATGTGGGACGACCCCACCGTAAAAGATGAGGACCTACCTGCCGCTCAATTCGAGTATGATTCTGAATTAAAAGAAATGGTTTTTGTTGGTTATAGTAATGAGGTGAAACATTGAAACGCAATGAAATTTTGGACAAGGCAAAAGACTTAGTCAACGGACAGAGATCCAAGGATTATGGAGATGCGTTCGAGAACCACAGCCGCATAGCCAATGGATGGAACGTCATAATGAACGGGGCTCTGATAAGCCATGGCTACCTGACAGAGCAACACGTTGTCTTAATGATGGATTGGGTAAAGACGGCTCGTCTTCTTGAGACCATAGACCATGATGATTCGTGGACGGACAAGGCAGGGTATTCAAGCTTGGGTGGAGAGTTCTCCGAAGAGACCAGATCGATAGAAGAACTAACAGAGATGGCGAAAAAATAATGACTCAAGGCAAGCTGTTTAATCTTGGCAACCAAGACAAAGACTATCAGATCCGTTCGGAGATGGAGTTGATTGACACTGATTGGAATATACCTACTGAGTTTCCTGACTTGACGGGGTATGATCAGATAGCTGTAGACCTTGAAACAAAGGACCCTAACATAAAGACACAAGGACCAGGATGGGCTAGAAAGGACGGCCATATCATTGGTATTGCGGTAGCAGCCGGCGACTTCAAAGGGTACTTCCCCTTGCGTCATGCGAACGGACACAACCTAGACCCCACTATGACAATGCGTTGGCTCAAGGCACAGATGGCTACGCCTAATGTTGATAAGATTATGCACAACGCAACCTATGATGCTGGCTGGATGAGAGCCGAGGGCGTTGAAGTGCAGGGCCGTATTGTTGACACCATGATTACTGGCGCTTTGGTGAACGAGAACCGTTGGTCCTTTGGCCTCGATGCTATGGCAAGGGACTACGTTGGTATACGCAAGGATGAGAAGCTTCTGAAGGCCGCGGCTCAAGAGTGGGGCATCGATCCCAAGGCAGAGATGTGGCAGTTGCCGCCCAAGTATGTCGGCGCCTATGCAGAACAGGATGCTGTAGCCACGTTGAAGTTATGGCAGGCTCTGAAGATCCAGTTAGAGAAGCAGGACCTCTGGTCTATTTGGAAACTCGAGACTGGTTTGATACCTTGCCTGTTGGACATGAGAACCAACGGTGTTCGTGTGGACTTGGACAAGGCTGACCGTAACAAGAAGCTGATTCAGAAACGTTCCAAGGAGTTGCGTCAGGATATTAAGAAGAGTGCAGGCGTAGACGTAGACATATGGGCCGGCGCATCAGTAGCCAAGATGTTTGATAAGCTTGGGTTGGAATATCCAAGGACCGAGGCTGGAGCCCCGTCGTTCACTAAATCTTATCTAAACTCTCATCCACATGAGGCTTGCCAGTCATTGGTTAAGCTTCGTGAGTTCGACAAGGCAGACAGTACATTCATCGACAGCATCTTGAAGCATGAACACAACGGACGGATCCACACAGAACTGCACTCTACTCGCAGGGATGAAGGGGGTACTGTCACCGGAAGATTTTCTTCAAGCAACCCCAACCTTCAGCAGATCCCAGCCCGTGACAAGGAGATCAAGAAGTTAATTCGAGGATTGTTTATACCAGAGGATGGAGACAAGTGGGGATCATTTGATTACTCAAGCCAAGAGCCAAGGTTATTGGTACACTTTGCGGCATCCATGCCACCCAACATGCAGGATCCTGTGCTTCAAACCATCGTTGAAGAGTTCAACACTAGCGATGTAGACCTTCACCAGATCGTTGCAGATTTGGCAGGGATCACACGCAAGCAAGCCAAGACTGTAAACCTGGGTATCATGTATGGCATGGGCGTAGCTAAGTTGGCGAATCAAATGGCGATCACAAAGGATGAGGCCAAGTCAATCATCTCTGATCATCGAGAGAAGGTTCCATTCGTTAAACAGTTGGCTGACATTGCAAGCAAGAGGGCCGGCAACAACGGGCAGATACGGACGCTCCTAGGTAGGCTGTGTCGCTTTGATATGTGGGAGCCTACGTCTTTTGAGTACAACAAACCTTTACCTCTGGAGGAAGCAGAGAAGGAGTATGGGGGCATGGGCAAGTTACGTCGTGCGTTTACATACAAAGCATTGAACCGTTTGATCCAAGGATCCGCGGCCGATCAGACTAAGAAAGCAATGCTTGATTGCTATAACGCTGGACTTACTCCTATGCTCACGGTCCATGATGAGTTATGCTTCAGTATAGGAAGCGACAAACAAGCCACTCAAGTCAAAGAGATTATGGAGACTGGCGTACCTTTAAAGGTTCCTTCCAAGATTGATCAAGAACTCAAGGATAATTGGGGAGAGATTGAATGAAGATCAAAAAGTTTAAAAGTTTAGGCATAGATCAGATGCACCCCATGCAGCTTGCCGCCCTGATGCAGTTAGTTAATACATCCCTGAGACTAGCCAGCATGATTGATGACGAGATCCTAGCCGAGGTCGAGGAGGATGCCAACGATCTAGTTCAGTTGTTTGGTGGCGTTGGAGTTAAGGTAGAAGTCGAAGAGTTCTAACCTCTACCCAAACGATTCGCTATCTCCTGAGTAGCAGGGTCTCCTCCAATTAACGATGAGTCCCCAAACATTGTAGTTGTTGGTGGTCCAAGAGCCGGCCTAGGTCCTGTAGGCACACTCGGTGCCGGAGGAGACAACGATGAAGACGGATCTCCAAATATTGTAGTAGACGGTTTTACAGGAACGGGCCTTGGATTTCTTGCTTGACTTGGTCCATCGTCTGGAGCCAAAGGTATACCTCTCATCTGTTTTCTTAACTGATTAATTTGAGCCCGTGGATACTGATCATATATGCCAGCCTTCTTCATGTCTTTTCTGTTTTTGTCTGACACTTTGAATGGTTCAAACTCTCCACGCATTATGCCTTTGATGCCACCGATACCTTCTTGTTTAAATATTTTACGGATCTCTGAGTCTGACATCTTCATCGATCTTAGGTCTTCAACCATTTGATAATACTCTTTATCAACTCTTAACTTAGCTTCATTGGCGTTTAAAAACCCTCGGTATAATGTTCCTGCATCTCCATTCTCGTCATCAACGACCCTGTTAAACATTCTTTTTGAATCCGTTTGGGCCCGTTGCATGCGAAAGCCGCCGTACTCTAGACCTTTCTTTGGATCAAACTCTAACGGAGTTACACCAGTCATGGAACGAGCCATCTCTCCCATGAACGTGCGCTCACGTCCCATCTTATCTTTGTAACTTATGAACCCCTCTTCTGTTCCTAAAGTTCCTCGCAAAAATCTACTTGGCTCCGGAACACCACCGGAAATATTAACTGGAACAAACCCTGGAATCATAGTGTCTACAACATGCATTATTCTTTTAAATACTTTAGTTCCTTCAGAGTCTTGCGGATTAAAAACTTCGGCACCTGTTGAAGTTCTACCGCCTCTAATAGAGATGTCTGTAATAGCTTCTGTAAGCATTGCCTCTGACAAAAACGGTTCAAAGAACTCTTTAACCATTCCTCCAGCAACAGCAGAAAAAGCTGCACCTGGATCTTTACCTTCTTTTATTGCATCGTCTGCTTCATTAATAGCACGGTTAGCAAACCTAGACAGCACATCATATGGATTCGATGTGCTATAATTAATGTATGTAATCTTTCCGTCTTCTGTTCTTCCTGTTGGAACCAACACAGAACCTTTTTCCCACGGTGCAGCAAACGATCTTTGATATGCTTCCATCTCTTCACGACTTACACCAGAAATAGCATACCCCATTTCTAACGCGGCGGCAGGGGCAACTACTGTTGTAGCTACAAAACCAGTTAGCCTGCCTCGTCCCCTCGCTTGAACGGCTGGAATGTCAGAGGCCATGTCATCTAGTCCCTGCTTAACAATGTTGACCCCAGTACGCATCATCTCCGCAGGGAATGTGATGAAGTTACCAACAGGTAATCTACGACCAAGTTTAATTAAATCTGAAGCACCTTTATTATAATTTGGAACAGTGTCACGAACGATCTGTCCAGCACGGTCTTTAATAAGCTCATCAATCATGGACTGATCAATGTCTCCACGTCTTATCTTTTCGTTTCTTGTTACTAAATCTCCAACACTACCTTGCGCTCCGGAATCAGTGCCATTCTTTGTAAGATATGCAACCTGTTGCTCGGGTGTAGCATCTTTCAACATGTTCCTTATTTGACTTTGCTCGGCGTTGTAGCTGAAATACTTCCAATAATCATCAGACCCTTGGTATATATCTTCTGCAAACTTGGCACCTTTAGCAACTCCGCTTTTAGATGCAGCTTCTCCTAGTGTAGCTTCTATAAAATTCTTTGGCTCCTTACCGTAAAGGTTAAGACCTTTGTTTAAAGAGTCTTGAATCTCCCGAAGTTCGGCGTTTGTACCAATAACACCACGACGTTGGGCGTCAGCTAGATCATCAAACAAAGCATCAGACCCTTTGTTTGTTACGTTAGCATGAACGGCCTTGAATGAATCAGACAAGCCGGCGAACCCACCAGTTTGACGACCAAGTATTGGCATGTTGCCGTTGGCTGTTGCGAACATGGCCGCTGTTGTAAAGTTTCGAACTTGAGTAACAGGAGACAGAACTGTTTTAGAGTACTGTGAAATACCTTTAGCTTTTAAAAGAGTGCCAACAGTTGCGTTCAAAGCTTTGGCTCCAAAGTTTGCTTCGGCAAACACATAGTTTGTTAGATTATTGTATATTCCTTGAGGAACATAAAACCCTTCTAGTTCACCCCAACCAGAACCAGAGGCTCCAATTACCTCACCGACTCCGTCTTCTACCAGTATCTCTCCTTGAGAATCTATTTTTTGAAGACCACTTGGTTTACCGTCTTTGCCGCCTAATTTTACAAACCCTCTATCTAACAATCCTTTTTGCTGGTCTGAAGTTAAAGTTTTTTCGCTTTTAAAAAACTTACCTATACCAGAGTTTTGTCTTGCTAGGTTAGCCACGGTTCCAAAATAATCATCCACAGCAGAAAACTGAGCTAGGTCAGCAACTGTTCCAAGGTACGCCTCGCGAGGATCTTTAACTTCTCCCAACAAAGCTCTGAGTCTGGGGTCCATGTTTTTTCTTGTCATAAACATACCGGTCTTTAACCGGTCGGACGCTACTCGTCCTCCTTCACTCGTCTTTCGTGACTGTATGCTGTACCTACTAAGAAAATTTTGCCGAGCTACCCGAGCAGCTTCGGGAGTAACCTTATTACCTATTTCTATACGGCCCCCAGTTGTTTTGGTTAACCCATTTTTAAGCAAGAAATCATTGGTAAAAATACCATCAACGTCTTTACGAGCGGCTTCTGTTAGCTCTTTGGCTGTGCCAGATCTGTTTGCTTTAAAAAATTTGTCAGCGTCTTTAATTGTTTCCTCTGTTGGAACATACTTTGAGTCTTCAAATATTTTATATCGACGACGCAAATATGTATTAATGTTTTTCTCAACTATATCGCTAACGTTTTTACCATCCTTTGTATACTTCGCTTCTTTTAAAAAGTTGCTTTTCAACACGTCATTACTAAGCTCATCAATGTGAGTACGCATTCTCTTGGCGTTTTCTTGAACAGGCTTTGGCAACTCACTAAGGACACGAGCTTTAGTAGAAAGATCTGCTTCTGTCAGATAGCTTTCTATCTTGTTCATCATGCCAACCTTATCAAGATTGCCTTCGCCCTCTGGCATTTTCTTCAAAGCACCATCTATCTCTGTGTCCAAATCTTTAAGAATGCGGTCCGCTCTTTTAATTTGAATGTCTACTTGACCATCCATTAACAAACGTTTGTCTGCTACTTGACCAGGTAAAAACCCACGGTAACGGCCAAACGCTATAGCGTCAGCCAAAAGACCTCTGGCACTACTGAGTTCTTCAGCAGACCCTGGTTTAGCTAACAGTCTTGTTTCTAAAAGGTTGTCTATGTTTTGACCAACTTGATCCAGTTTTCGATTAGTAGCTTGAGCAATGTCTTTAGTTACCTTTGCATCTCCAATGGTTTTTCCAGCCTTGCTAAGAGCAAACTGTGCTACGCCGCCAATTCCTGTAGCCTCTGCACCTACTTTAATACGATTGCCTAAACGAGCTAATGCTTTCTCTCTGCCAG